GGTTAGCTACAACAATCGGCGGTTTTTCTTTTGAGTGCCCCTTTAGGCCCTTTTTTAGTAAAAACGCACGATAGCCGTTTTTTGAATTTAATGCCAAAAAGTGGATATGCCCAAAGATTTAGTAGGAAATGACATACTATAGAAACTATCAAGATGGCGGCAAGGTGGAGCCAGGCTTTATTAAAAGATGGTTTGCTGATAAGTATAAAGCCTCTTCTGATCAGATTGGCGGCCTTGCAAGCCAAATTGCAACGATAGAGTCTGATAATATGAATGTCCCTCAAATGGAGGGTGGCCCAGGCCGTGGATATTTTCAGTTTGAGACAAAAAAAGGCTCTGGGGCCTTTCAGACAGCCCTACAAAGGGCTAAAAATATTTATAAAGCATCAGGTAAAAGAATCCCTCAGTGGATTTCTGATGCAAAAAAGTCCGATGATGCAACTACATTAAATAGAGAGCAGCAGGAGGAACTACTATTAGCAAACTTTGCAGAAAACCCCAGAGCGAAGAAAGAAATGATAATGGGAGCACTGGAGAGCGGAGATGCAAAAGATTTATGGTTACAAGCACATTGGGCTGGTAAAAAAGAGCAATATGAAGAAAAATCTAAATATTGGGATAAAAAATTTCAAGGAATGGCTGACGGTGGAGAGGTGATAGAACAAAATACAGATACTGTACCTGCAATGCTTACTCCAGGCGAGTTTGTCATCAGAAAAGACGCTGCAGATCAAATTGGCCCAGAAAAACTGAATATGCTGAACAACATAGACAGGCTTAGTAATACAGCGCTGTTAGAGAACGCTAAATCCCCTATGGGATACCAAAAAGGTGGTCTTGTCGGTATGCTCGGAGATTTTATTAGCGGACAAAAAGAAAATTGGGCAAGGGCTAAAACGATGGAAGAGGAAACTGGAGTAAGAAACCCCTTCTTAAAAACTGAAGAAGAACAATTAGCCCAGATGCAAAAAACTGGGAGCGTGCCAAAAGGTGGATGGCTAGAGAAAAAACTTGCCAATCTTTATACTTCTGAAGATGAGATGGGTCAAATGATGGGAGAAGGAGAATACAATATACCACCAGTAGCAGCCCCAGCGGTTTCGACTGAAGCCTCAATACCAGTATCAGAGCCACCATCAGCAAACCCAGAAGTATCTGGGCCATCAGCCAGTATCCCAAAAAAACAGAGTTGGTTTTCTAGGTTATTTGGCGGAGATGAGGGATCTGGAACTGTGTGGGAGCAGAGAGGGCTTGGCTTAGGGCCAACTGAGTCGGCTATCAAGCTACCAACTGAGGAAGCTGTACCTGAAGAGCCCAAATATACTCACGATGAGCAGATGAAGTTTAAGGACCACCTCAGAAGGACGCTCGGAACCGAGGATGTCTATGAGTTTATGAAAGGTAGGCATGGGGTAGATATTGCTTCAGAAGAATATGATATTGAAGGTAAAGAAAAGACAGACTGGGCTAAGGTTTTAGGGAAGATAACGAAACTTTCAATGGAAGAAGACATTAAGGATGTGGGGATAACGGGTCCCGTTGTTGCTAAAACAGGGTCTCCGTTGTATGATAAGTGGTTACAGTCGGTATGGGACTCCAGAGGGAGGCACTCACAAGGGGCGACGGCTCAGGTTTATCCTGAGGGCCATGAATACGAAGGGTTGGAATATATGACAGTCCCTGGGTTTAAACAAGAAGGTGGCTATATACATGGATATCAAGAAGGTGGAGAGGTTATGAATTATCAAAATGGAGGGCAAATGAACGATGTTTTGTCCATATTCGGAGAAAAGTCTAAGCAGGGCGACGAAATGCAGAAATTGATGGCAATGGCTGCAATGCAACAAATGCAACGGGCACAACAAGTTCAACAGGCAATCGGTATGCAAGGTGGCGGATACGCAGACGAATACCAGCAAGGTGGAACCGTAGAACCGCCAATGTCTGGGCCAGAGAGCGGACCACAGGAAGCTCCATTACCAGGAGGGGATCAAACATATTACAAGCCACCGATGGAACAGCTAGATATGGACCAGTTTGAATATGCGTCTTATGTAGAGCATGGACCAGATATGTACAAATGGATGGCTCCAAAATATAAGTCAAAACAGCAATGGACACCTTATGACGCCATGGTAGACGCTGGGACAATTGACCCGTATGAGATTGGCAAAGATGAATTAAATGTTGTTACAAACGATCAGCTTGAAGCATTAAGCAATCAAGCTAGAGAATCAATGAGGGTGTAATTATATGGAAATGGACCCAAGAGCCGAGTATAATCAGGACTTATATCGTCGCTGGCGTGATGCTAGAGCCGATTGGGATAGCGAAGCTCGTAAAGATGTTGATTTCTATCTTGGGAATCATTTCACGGCTAGTGAATCAGATGAATTAAAAAGCAGGAACCAGGCAGATGTCCCGATGGACAGGATCTCCCCTGCTGTTGAGAAACTAAAGGCTACACTAACATCCAGGCCCCCTACCTTCACCATCACTCCGAGGGAAGACTCTGATGTTAAAATATCCAGTATTTGGAGGACTATACTTGGATTTGTATGGGATATTTCTGTTGGAGATGCTCAAATGAAGCAGGCAATACACGACTATGCCATCTCTGGACTGGGATATCTTTATGTGTATATTGATACCGAAGCAGATTTCGGGAGGGGCGATGTCAAGTTTACCAATGTTAATCCATTCAGGGTATATGTTCCGCCATCTTCGAGAGATCGTTGGTTTGCGGACGCCGAGAGCATCATATTGTCTACGATATTAACAGGCGAGCAAGTTGTCGCCCTCTATCCCGAACTTGGGGTAGACGAAGACCCAGAAACTGGCGAAGAGATAAAGCCTTTGATTAAGAATCTATCTGCATACAGAGAAGAGGACTATCCAACGGCAAGAAATAAGAATTCTATGCAGGTGTTCACTCCATCTGAGACTCAGTATCTAGACCAGTTTGAGTTTCAAAAGTACCAAGTTTTAGAAAGATACTATAAAACCAAAGTTCCATTTTACAGGGTGCTTGACACCTCTACTGGTCAGGAGTACATCTTTAACGAGGCCGATATCCAGAGATATATGGAAGAAAGCGCTGATTTGATTGAGAACGGTGTTGTACAAATTGTAGAGGTACCTCAAAACAGAGTTAAGGTATGTGCTACGATAGGTGAGATAGTTTTATATGAATCTGTGTTAAATACAGATGTTTATCCGATAATACCATTACCTAATGTGTGGACGGAAAGTCCATATCCAAAATCAGATGTGTCTAGAGCAAGACCTATGCAAAGGTTACTAAATAAGGTTTGGTCGCTTGCCATATCTCACGCACAGGCGTCCGCAGGGTTAAAGTTACTTGTGCCTCTAGGAAGCGTAGAAGATTTAAACCAGTTAGAAAAGGATTGGGCTAACCCGAATGCGGTTATTGAGGTTGACTCATCTCAAGGAGAACCTCACTTTCCAGCCCCACAACCGTTAGCTGCTGAGTTTTATAGACTTATCCAGCAGTGTGAATTTTACATAGACTTCATTTTTGGATTACCAGAAATGATGCACGGATTTGCTGAAAAAGCCCCAGAGACAGTGAGGGGAACAGAAAGAATGATGGCTTTAGGTCAGGAAAGACCAAAATCCAAGTTAAGGGACATTGAGTTTAGTATAAACAAACTTGGTAAAGTTTTATATAATTATGCAAAAGGGCATTACACATTTCAGAAAATGTTTAGGATTGCCCAGCCTAACAATAATTTAAAAGAAGCGACTGTCAATCTATATGACGACAAAACAGAGCCAATATTAGATATTGCCAAAGATCGTTATAAGCTTGATCAGCACGACATAAGAATTGAACCTGGCTCTACATTACCAACAAGTAAGTGGGCAGAATTAGGTGTATACCTAGAAGCCTACCAGATGGGTATTGTAGATAGAATAGAAGTGCTTAAGAAAAATCCAGAGATCTTCGACAAGGAAGGAATCTTATCTAGAATGGATGAAAAACAGAAATTAGTACAACAAATACAAGGCCTAGAAGGCCAGGTGAAAAATTTGCAAGGGGACTTGCAAACTGCCCGAAGGGAATCTGTAAGTGACAGAAAACGAGTCGAAGTTGAAAAAACCAAGACAAGACTTTCTGAAATCGTTTCAGATGCCAAAGCGGATAGAAGGGTTGAATCCAACAAAATGCAAAACAAGGTAAAGCTCGAAGCAGAGAGATTGAGGCGTGAAGCAGATCGCCTCGGTCAAGCTCTAAAAGCATAGAGATATCTTAGAAGGAGTTTAAGACGAATGTCAAACGAATCCGAGTTAATCAAAAATACTGTCGCCGAACAGGATACATCATTAGAACAGGAGGCCTATCAGGAATCTCCCGCTCAACCAGCGGAGGTTGCTGAAATGGTGCCTGAACAAGGACCAGACTGGGAAGGGGAAACAAGAAAGTTTCAATCAATGTATGATAGATCTCAATCAGAGGTTGATCGACTGAAAAAATTGGAGCCTATTGGAGACCTTCTTGAAAGTCGTCCAGATTTAGTTCAGGTATTGCAAGAAAAAATTGCAAACCCAAATGGTGGGTCAGAGCAAATGGCTCAACTGGACGAGAACGACTTTAACCCTTGGGATGCGTATTATAAGCCAGATTCGCCGTCGTATAAGCACCGAGTTGCGAAAGAGCAGGAGACCGTTGGGTCTGCTGTGAATCAAATTCGGAGCGAATTCGCACAGCGTGAGGCCGATACGCAACAACGACAATTC